GGGATTGGAATAAGTATTTTGGTGTTAATGTTGTAATGTGTAGCAAATGCTGCAAAACTCTCTTTAAGGGAACAATTGAAGAGAGAGAAGTAAGGAAGAAGGTGCTGTGCAATGGATGTTACAAAGAAAAAAAAGAAAAAGAAGAATTACAGGAAAAAGAAGTGTGAGTATTGCAGGAATGAGATGGAGATGAAAGGGATTTGGTACTGCAAGACTTGTAATCGGTCTTTTTGGTGGGATGCAAAGTGGTAAAAGCGTTGACTGGTGTTGTAGGTAAAATCCCGGCAGAAGACAAGAAACAGTTTGCTGAGATTGTTGCTGCCTTGATTGACCAATGGGATTTAAAGAGACCTTCTGATATTATGTTAGCAAACAGGTTAGTTTCTTCTTGGATGAAGATGAAGTATATGGAAGGGTGCTTGAAGAAGTATGGAATGTTCTTTGAGGATACTGATGAAGATGGTCGAACTGTTAGGATCAGGATGAATGATATGGTTAATTACCTAAGAAATCTGGAAGCCGATGTTCGTTCTTTCTATCGTTTGTTAAATCAAGCTGGAAACAACGAAGAAGAAGGGCCAAAGGATTTTATGGATTGGATAGACACGAATAATGACAAAACCAAAAAAGCTAGACCCAAAAAAAGTAAGAAGTGACCCTGTTTATTTTGTTGAAGAGATTATCTACAAAGGTACTGGTTGGAAACTTACTTCTTTCCAGAAAGAGTGGTTGAGACTCATTGAGAAGAAAAATAGGGTGTGCTTTATGGCCTTTCGGTCTAGTGGTAAGACTCGCCAACTCTTTGTCCACTATTTCTTATGGAAAGCGTTTATCAATCCAGCAACACAATATTTAATCATTTCTAAGACTTTGCCTCAAGCAATAGAAGTTTTGAAAGATATAAGAATTACTATTTTAACAAACCCATTGCTTAAAACAATGATTCCTTCAAACAGGTCTCAGTCTTGGTCCCGAACAGAACTTGAGTTCAATAACCACTCTCGTATTCTTTCTAAAGCTTATAACGACAACGTAAGAGGTTTACACGTTGATGGACTTGGTTGTGATGAGATGGGAGAATACCAAGACCACGAAATACTTAGGAAAGCTGTTTTGCCTACAATTAGGGCTAAAAGGGGTTTCTTTGTTGGTGTTGGAACTCCAAAGTCAGAATTAGACTTGTTACACGAAGTTGAGCGAGACCCAGGCTTTGCTTCTATATTTTTTGACCGTTATCCAGCCGAAGGAGAAAAAGGACCATTGTTTATTGAGCGTTATCCCGATACTAAGATAAAACATGGGGCTGGGGCAGTGTCTATTTTGGATCATAAGACAAGTAAGACACTTGAGACATACAACAACATGACTTGGTCGCAGGAGTTCTTACTGAAACCAGTTTCAACAGAAGATAAGCTTTTTCCAGATGCTTTGGTTATGCCTTGCCTTGATGATAAGGAGAAATTTCAAGATAAACCTAAAAATTTAAGGCAATATTTCATGGGAATTGATTTTGCGATGTCTGCTCAAGCTGGATCAGATTATACAGTAATTACTGTGTTAGAGAAATCTCCAGCTTCAAAAAGACTCAAAATAGTTCATATTGAGCGTTTTAGAGGTATGGATTACAACATTCAGAAGGAAAGAATAGCAGAATTGGCTGATAAATACCAGATTGTTAAGGCATTGGGCGATGAAAACAGCTTTGGGAAGGTTTTTATCTATGATTTGAAGGCAGAAGGTGTTCCAATCGATGGATTCAAGTTTTCTTCATCAAATAAGTCCAAAGAAGAGATAATTAAGGCTTTGCGTGACCAATTTGAGAAAAAAGGGTTTATTATACCTTATGACCGAAATGATGTGCTAACTTACACTGTTGTTAACAAGTTGATTGATGAATTAGCCAAGTTCGGAATTATCTTTGATATGCGAAGTAAGATTGTTAAGTTTGAAGGCACAGGTAAGCATGATGATATGGTAATCAGCCTAGGACTGGCGAACTACATTGCGAGGCATATAACCATGGGTGTATTTTCTGCCGTTAGAGGCTCTAGGAAGCGTTCTAACCCATTTATAGTCTCTAAGACATAATGAGTTAAAAAGGTATAGAATAACCTATCTGTTAGAATGGGTATTTTCGAAAAAGTTTTCTCTAGAAATAAGGTTCACGAATCAGGCAAAGCTTTGGTTTCTAGTAAGCAAAGGAAAGGTTGGGGATTATCTGATTCAGAAAACAAGAGTAGAGCAGACCTATTTAAGATTTACAAACAAGCCTACGAGCAAGTGGCTTTAGTAACTGCAATTGTTGATATTCAAGCGGATCAAACCGTTCAAGAGTTCTTCTTCGAAGGGCCTTCAGAAAAAAAGTTAAGCAAATGGGCTGATAAAGTCAATTTAGTGCAATTCTTTCACAGAATCACCAAGATGATGCTTCTTTATGGTAATGCTTATGTTGAGTTAATCAAAGAGAAAGGAGAAATATCTGAGATGAAAATTCTTAATCCTATTTGGATTGATGCATATCGTAAGAGTACAGGAGAAGTTATTGGTTACTCACAAATTATTGGAGACAAGAAATTAGTTCTATGGGGAACTACAGGAGATCCTAATGTTGATAGTGCATTTGTTCAGAAAATTAAGAAGTTTGACCACTTAGTACATTTTAGGCACAATGTTCTCGGTTCAGAGAAATATGGCCGAAGTATTATTCAATCAATTATTCAACCCATTAATATTAAGCTAGATATGGAATCTAACTTGAGAAAAGTCGTATTCAAATATGTTGCACCGTTAATCTGGGCGAAAGTCGGTTCTGACCAATTCCCAGCTAATTCTGATATTGTTGATGAAATCAGCAATACTTTGACTGACTTAAGTGCAGAAAGTGAAATTACGACTTCTCACCTTGTAGATTTATCTGTGCTTGAATTTAACTCGAAGGGAATGGACATTAAAACTCCGATTGAACATATTGAGAGTCAGATTATCACTGGTGGGCAAGTTCCTCCAGTTCTTTTAGGCAGGGGAGGAGCTGACAAAGCTACAGCTGAAGTTCAGTTGCGTAGTTTTGGAAGACACATTAAAGCTAACCAACGAGAATTGAAAAATGAGTTTGAAGATCAAATTATTCTTGGACAAGAAATGGGGAAAGAGAATGATAAGCTTATCTGGAGTCAATCCGAAGAAAGAGAAAAGGAAGTGGAAATTGATATGTTAAGAGGGTTGGTTACAGATGGTGTAATTACTGCTCAAAAAGCAAATGACCTCCTACCACCTCGCTTTAGGGAGAAACTACCAGAAATTGAGCCGTTGAATCAACAGGGTTCTGAAAATGGACTTCAGAAACCTAGACCAACTCAACGAAAAGATAAGAAGGTTACTAACAATCCAAACGATCCAACTCAGACAACTAAGAATAAGAAAACATTGGGAAAGAGGGTTAATAAGACTGACCGAGAGGTTCCTGTCAAATGAATATGCCACCAATTGCACCTCCACAGATGAGGCAAGCAATGAAATCAGTTTGTGTTGGTGGTGGAAAGAATAAACCAATCATAATGGAAGTAATTGGTGAAAATGGACAGAAAATTGGTGAACACGCTGAAGGTGGAAGGAAGAAGAAGCAACCTTACTATGAGTTAAGGGAGGCACACACAATATGATGTTCAAATGTCCAGTTTGTAAAGAAAGACACACAGTGCCTAATAATTATGATAACAAAGATTACATTTGTCAGAATGGCCCGAGTAGAAGGAGTAGAAAGACATTCCAAAATATGACTCCTGATGATTTGTTAAGTAGGAATGAACCATTGATGAACAGGACAAACACAAAATCTGATGTAACAAGATCAGCTACTGTGTTAATAGGTGGCCCTGCTTTCAGACCAGGTGGTGAAAGACTTGGTCAACTCAAAAAGAACTACTAGGTGAATAAAATGTCAAATATAAAAGAAAATGTTGATTTGAAATTTACTCCAACTAATTTTGAGATTACTGAAGGAGAAGATAAGGCTACTTGGTTAAAAATAGGTGGTATGGCTTTAGAAGAAGGAATTAGTAGAAATGGAAACAAATATACTTTTAAGAACTTAAAAGAGAACGATGGCCGTAATTTTAAATGGCTATTCGGACACCCAGGAAACAACGAAGTAGAAGAACATGTTGTTGGAAAGGGTAGATTATTTTTATCTGGCAAAGAGTTATTGCATGAAGGAAAGATTAGAAATACAGCACGTCACCCTGACGTATCCCAATCCGTAAAGGATGGTTTTTTAGGCCCGTCTATTCATGCAACTGCTGGTAAGATTACCGAAGAAGATGGTAATTACTTAGTTGAGGGGTTGAATATTATGGGAGTTGGTCTTGTTGCTTTTCAAGGTGTTAAGTCAGCAAGTATTGACTATGCAATAGCAGAGTCGTTTGAATTGAAGGAGTCTTCAGAAGAAGACGAAGAAAAACCTAGTAAGGAGGACAAAATGTCAGAAGAAGAAGTAAAAAAACCTGAAGTAGCTCCTGAGGAACAACCTGCTCCTGCTCCCGAAGCACCTGCTGAAGCACCTGCCGAAGCACCTGCCGAAGAAGAGAAGAAGGAAGAACCTGCTGCTCAAGAGGAATTAAAAATGTTAAGACAAAAAATTGAAGCATTAGAATCAGCTAAGAAAGTTGACCTTGTTGAATCTATCATTGGACTAAACAAAGATTTGAAGAAAGAAGACTTGATGAAAGAAAGTGAAGAGAGATTGAACTTGATGAAAGAATACGAAACCAAGTTGGCTAACAAAGTTGAGGGTGCTGGTATTGTTGAAGAAAGCGAACCTGTACACGAAGATTTTGGAGTTAACCAAGAAGGTGACTTATCTTTGACTAAGGAAGCTTATGCTAAGTTCAACAAAGAACTTAGAGAGCGAGTTAACTAAATAGGAGGAAAATAAAATGGCTCAAACAGGATTTATGTTAAGCGACGAAGGTAGAACCATTACTGTTTTGAACGACAGTGGTACAACTGCAATCGAAGCTGGTGACCTAGTTTTCACTTCAACTAATGATGATGTTTTGACTGGAACTGCTGCAAGTGCAAGAAATGCATACGCTGCTGGTGACATCAAAGTATTCTCACAAACTGATAGTGCTACAGGTTACCTAACCGTTTTGGGTGTCGCCTTAGACGACATTCCAGCAGACGGATATGGAAGTATGGCAATGGAAGGTGTATTTATGCATGCAACCAACGCAAATACAGAAGCAGGTGACTTATTACAAGGAGACGAAGCTGCAACCAATAAATTGGATCAATTAGATGCGGTGACTATCACTACATCTTTACCTGTATCCGCACAACAAGATAAAATCGGTCGAGCATTGACTGGTGGAACAGTGGATGGTAAATATATCATCTGGAAGCTGTGCTTATAAGGAGGAATAGAAAATGCCAAATAATATGTTAGGAACCGGAAGTGCTGACTTTGCAAGTGCAACAGCCAGTACATCAACTACCTCCTACTTGATTCCAAGAACTCTTTTACCAGAGGTAATGAACGCTGTAAGAAAAAAGCTTATGTTAAGAGGCTTAGCAGCTAGAATTTTTGGACCTGCAAGTATTCCAGGTAGAACGTTAGTAATCCCAATGCAATCTGAAATCAGTTCAAATACTCAGTTAACACCCACTCAGGTTGGAGAAGGTGGAGAAATTCCTTTGGTACAATCCCAATGGGAAAGCTTAACTCTAACTCCCGTAAAGTACGGAGTAAGAATTGGAGTAACCAAAGAAATGATGGAAGATGGAATCTTAGATTTACTATCTTACCACGCTGAATTAGCAGGTTATGAATTTGCTGACAACGAAGAAAGTTTAATTGTTTCTGCATTAAACACTGCTTCCGCTGCTGCAAGTAACAACGTAGCTAATGGTAACGCATCTTTGGCTATCTCAGATATTACTGAAGCTATGCA